ATGGTCGCGGTGCGCGCGTCGCCGCCGCTGGTGGCGATGGTGAGCACCTGCGGGATCTCCTGCCACGCGCTGATCTTCTGGAGCGTCGAGCCGACACCACCACCCGCGCCGAAGAAGTTGACGGACGAGGTGTCCAGTCCCTTGAGCGACAGGGTGTCGGCGCTGAGCTGGTCGGCGCGGAAGACCGTGTCGGTGGCATCCTCCCAGGGGGAGATCAGCAGCAGCTCGTCGTCGTCGGCGAAGCCGTGCCCGACGCTGGTCGCCACACCCGGATTGGCGTTCGTGAACGCGCTGATGGTCTTCGCCGCGGCGAAAGTGGACGAGAAGTAGAAGTGCGCCCCGTCGGGGAATTTGTAGGCCATGCGGATGGCTCCTCAGGTTGCGCCCCAGGGGGCAGTGGTGGCCGCTCAGCGCGGCCCGGTGATGGTCCAGTCCTGCTGCAGGATGTAGATGCCGAGCTGAGCCTCCGCGGTTGCGTAGGGCTCGGACTCGGGCCTGCAGGTGACGGGGTGCGGCAGGCCCAGCAGCGCGGCCTCGATCGCATCGCGCATCTGCAGCGCCTGCGCCATCGTGGCCGCGTGCACAGACGTCTGCACGCGCAGATGCCGCTCGGCCGGCACCTGGCCGGAGATCGGCACCAGCGAGCGGCCGCCGATCGGCTGCCACAGCACAGAGGGCAGCGCCAGGGCGTCAGGCGCCAGCAGCGGGTGCACGCCGGCCCCCGGCACGGCGGCCTGCAGCGCGGCGACGATGGTGGATTCAAGGCTCATTCGGTGCGACCCTCGACGCGGCGGATGAACTCGGCGCGGCCCGCCTCATAGGCCGCGTTGAACCGGTCAGCCGCCGGCCGCATGAACGGCCGGCCGGGGATCCACACCGGGTGCGCGAGCGGCTTGTCCTTGTGGGTGATCCAGCGGCCGCGGTCATCGACGGTGACCAGGTGGCGCTGGTAGTGGCCCCACTCGACGAGATGGCCGTGCGGAGCCTTCCGGTGATTCCATGACACGTGGTACGTCTGCAGGCCACGCGGCACGCTGTGGTCCCGGCTATGGACTTGGTAGATGCTGCGGTAGAGCGTGCCCGTGCGGCTGCGGATGTTGGCGCGCACGGCCTCGTACAGCACCTGGGCCATGGCCTGGGCCGCCGGGCGGGCAGCATCGGCCGCACGGTCGGCGAACGCGCCGAGGTCCGCGATGATGTCCGCGGCGTTGCTGCTGATCGTGATGGTTCCCATCACTGCACCATCTGCAGGGTCAGGTCGACGTGCTGCCGGGTCTGCAGGTCGGGGATGACGGCGGTGATGTCGTAGACGGTCGAGCCGATCAGGACCCTCATGCGCGGCGTCAGGCCCTCGCGCCGGCGGATGCGGGCCGAGGCCCGCACGGTCGAGCTCTCGCCGCCGCCCTGCTGGGCCGTCTGCACGCCGCTGGTGTGGCGCACGTCGGCCCAGATGCCGGCCGCCACGTCCTGCCACGCGTCCAGCGGCTGGCCCAGCGCATCGACGCCGACAGCGCGCTGCTGGACCGTGATGCGGGTGCGCAGGCTGCTCATGCGTGGGCGATCCACTCGGCGTCGAGCAGTCGCGCGAACAGCGGATGCGCGTCGAGCGCCCGGCCCGCCAGCGCGCCCGGCTGGTCGATCCAGGCCGCGACACTGGCGCAGATGTACTGCACCACGCAGGCCGGCACGTCGCCGATCACCGCCGGCCCGACGGTGACATCGACCCGCACGGCACGGCCCAGCGCATCATCCTGCAGGGTAGGCCAGGACTGGCCGGCCGCCGGCGCGATGCGCACGCCCAGGCCGTCATCGGTGACGACCCACTGCGGCGCCTGGTCGTCGGTGAGCGTGATCCAGTCGGCGCCGTCCCAGTAGCTCACGGCCACGTCCGCGGGGCCCGGGGCCGGGATGACGTCATCGGCCGCCGGCCAGGCCGACAGCGCGACGCGCTCGACCCCGCGCCGGTAGACCCGGCCGGTGACGTGCTCGGCCTGGGCGCGCGCCGTGGCGATCAGCCGCGGCAGCTCGGCCATCAGCGCCGCATCGTCCGCATCGACGCGGGCGGACGTGGCGACCATGGCAGGCGTCACCAGCTCGGCGACGGTGCGGGAGATGATGGGCATGGGTCAGGATGGGGTGTGGGTGGGCGGTGCGTGCGCGCACCGCTCAGGGGATGGGAAATCAGGCGAGGAACGCCGTCAGCTTCGCCTGGATGACGGGGTCGGCCGCGATCACAGCATTGCCCCAAGGCGCAGGGTGCGTGGCGTCTGCCGTCGGGGCATCGACGATGCGGTACTGGCTCGTTGCATCAGGCGTTGCTGCCCCAGAAAACGCGGTGATGCAGTAGAGGGTCGTTGCGTCGTTGTACTGCACGACCGCGTTGGCGTACTGGCCGGCTCCAGCGTGGATCCAGATGACCCGCCCGCGGTGCGCGTTTGTCGCCCAGGATTTCGTGGAATCGATCAGGCGGGTGGTAGTGCCGCCAGTGGCCGTACCGCTGTCGTAGACCGTCGCCACTGGCGGCACGAGGAAGCACCCCCCGTTCGCGGCGAGGACACCCGCCTGATTGGTCTCGATAGGCGCACAGATGTCGATCACGTCCACGGTGGCCGTGCTGCCCAGGGTGGCGATGTACGCGGTCATCTGGGCGACCATCCCAGACGCACCCGCGTCGCGCAGCCAGTCGTTGTAGGCCCGCCGCGCGGCCTCGTCGGCGCGGCTGCTGCTGGTCGGTAGCGCACCGGCCGCCGTGGTGTGCCCCGTCGTGCTGCCTGGGGTCGGCAGGACGGTTGCAATCAATAGGCTCTTGCCCCGACCACAGGTGGCCTTGACCAGCGCAGTGACGCCGGCCTGGAGGTAGCTCAGGATCTGAGCGGCCGTGTCACCGGCCTGGTAGCGCAGGTTGATGTCGTTGCGGCCGTAGGTGCTCAGCACCCGATCGAGATGCAGGCCGAGCCGGTCACGGCACGTCCGCGCGTATGGGTTGATCCAGCCACTCGTGGTGCTGTAGCCGCTCTCACCGCTGATCGCGCCCAGCATGTAGGGCCGGCCGATGGCCGCCATGGCGCGCTGCACCCAGCCGCCACGACCGAGCGCGCCGAAATTGCCGTCGTTGTCGCCGGGGTCGGTGTAGCCGAATGCGATGCTGTCGCCCGCGACGTACAGCCCGCGGACGATGCGCCCGGAGCGCGTGATGCCGTAGACGGCCTCGGGTCCGTAGATCAGCAGTTGGGGGCCGACGCCGATGGTGCTGCCGCCGTAGTAGAGGTCGGCGGTGCTGGACTGCGCCAGTTTGTACCCTTCTCCACTGTTGGTGCCGAACAGGGCGGTCCCGCCGGTCACGCAGCCGGACACGGGGTACACGCCAGCGGCGACGGGCGTCGAGACACCCAAGCGCAGCCAGTAGTCCTCACCGGGCGCGACCGCGAACGGGACCGGGTCGCTGTAGGCGACGGTCTTGGGCTCGACAGTGCGCTGCATCGAGCCGCCGAAAGTCACCGGCACGCGTGCAGTCGACTCGTCCGACGCGCTGCTGCCATAGGCCTGCACAGCCGCGGCGACGGTGATGGCGTTTGTCGTTGCGCCCTCGTAGAGGGGGGCGGCGACCGCGTGGTTGGCGAACGCGAATACGAGCGCCTCGATGGGCTCGGGGAGCTGGTTCCGCAGGCGGATGCGGTACAGATCCCAGTTGCCCGCGGTCGCAATAGACCGCGTGCTGTAGTGCGACAGGCGCGCGCTGCTGGCCAGAGACAGTCCGCCGAACGGCGCGCGGGCGGGGGCGTCGAGAATACCCATGATGGTCAGACGATGGTCAGAGCGGGGCGATTGATGACAGCGCCGGACGCATTGCGCGTCACGGCGGACTGGGTGATCGTTCGGGTGGTGCCGTCGGCTACGTAGGTCACGGTGTAGGCGTCGACTGCGCCGGGGAATGAGGCACTTACCGTCGTCGCGGTGTACTGCCCCGTCGCGCCGTCCGGCCACGTCACGGCAGACGCCACGGCCGCGCCGTTGGCGTCTCTCGTCACGACGCCAGTAACGAGCGCGTCGACATTGCCGGCCCAGGCCAGCAGATTCCCATCCCCCGCCACCGCTGATCGAATCGTCCGCAGGTCGTCCGAGGACGCGCGCTGCAGCGCGGATGCGATGGCGCCGCCGGTCACCGCGGGGCTGCTGCGGTCGGGCACCTCGACGGGAACGGTCCAGGTGACGGCCGCGGCGCTGGCGGCGGCCTGGCGGCTGGCGATGAGAGCGGCCTCGGTGACCGAATCGAACACGCTCACGATGGATCCCGCGGGGATCGTGTAGCGGCCGAATGGGTAGTCGGTGAGCAGTCGGATGGTCATGGTGTCCTCAGGTCGTGTGGCCCTGTCGGATGCGCCCGGTCAGCCAGGCGCACGGCGACAGGGTCGCGTCAGGCCTGGGCCTTGGCGTAGGCGATGGCGTCGGGGTGGTCGTCGGCCTCGCCGACGCGCACGCACTGGGCGACGATGGCGGCGGCCGCCACCAGCAGGCCGCCCGCGCGGACGTCCAGGTGGGGCAGGTCGACGAGGGCGCGGGCCTCCAGCTGCTCGGCGGCGGGCGTGGTGGCGTCGGCTTGCTGCTCGGCGGCAGCGGTGGGCTTGGTCGTGGCCATGATGATGCTCGGTAGGTGTAGACGTCTGCACAGGGGCCGGGCTCAGCCCGGCCCGCCTGGATCAGCTGGCGCTGTTCTGGTAGTGCTTGACGGCGGCGGTGTCCATGAGGTTGCCGCCCGAGCGGTGCCAGCCGCAGAAGCCGACCTGACCGTTCAGCGCGAACGCCGAGTCGTCGAAGCGACGGATGTCCATGCCGTTCACGTCGCGGATCTTGTAGAGCTTCAGGTCGCCGTAGACGATCGACTTGGCGCTCGCAGACATGGCCGGCATGTCGTCGTTGACCGTGATCGGGGTGTTCAGGATGCGATCCGGCGCACCGCCCGGATTGCTCTGGTCATAGCCGGGCACGAAGATCGGCCGGCCCTCGGCGTCCTTGATCTTGCGGATCACCTTCACGGTGCTGTCCGCCATCATGAAACGCGCACCGCGCCGGTACGCGTTGTTGACGCTGTGCTGCAGGTCGACCAGATCGTCGTAGATCACCGACGTGGCCTGGCCGGTGGTGCCCGCCTTGCCGAGCGCAGACCGCGGCACGATGCCCCAGGGCTGGCCGGTGCCGGTGCCGGTGGTGTGCATGCGGTTCTGGATGCGCCCGATGCGCTGAGCGATGCGGCGCAGCACCAGGGCCACGACGTCGATCGAGCTGTCGCCGATCAGCTCCCAGGGGATCGCGATCTTCTTGGAGCTGAACTTGTAGACGGCCCACGGGGCCGTGCCGAACGTGATGTCGCCCGAGCTGGCGGCGGCGTTCTCGCCGACGATCTCGCCCTCCTCGGCCGTGCCGTCGGTCGTCGGGTAGCTGATCGCTTCGCCGCTGGCCATGGTGACCACGTCAGCCACGTCGCGCATGCCGCCGAAGTCCTTCAGGGCCTCGATGAGCTCGCGCGCGATGGTGGTCGGGACGGTGTAGCCGCCCTCGGTGCCGGTGGTGGTCGACATCGCCGCGCGGATCTGCTGGACCTGCTCCGGGCTGGCGCTGTTGCCCAGGCGCAGGAACAGGGCGACAGCCTCGCGGGCCGAGAGATCACCGGCACCGCCGGCACCGCCGCGGCCAGCCTTCGGCGGCTTGCCACCCTGCTGCAGGATGTCCGCAAAGTCGCTCTCGGCCGCGGCATCGATCATGCGCTGGTGCGCCTTGATCTGCTCGCCCAGCCGGTCGGACTCGTCCATGAGGTTGTCGAACTTGGCCTGGTCGTCCTTGGTCCAGGCCTGCGCGCCCTTGTCGGCGAGCAGGGCGTTGGCTTGACGCGAGAGGTCGGCTTTGCGCTCGCGCAGTGCTTGGATGCTCTGGGGCATGATGGTCCTCGTGTAGAGCGTTGGGGGATGGCTGCGAGCGCAGCCGGGGAGCTGGCGCGGGGTGCGCGTCAGACGGTGCTCAGCAGCCGCAGGCGGGCCGCGTTGCGGGCGTGCTGGCGCTGCAGGTCGGCCGTCAGGTCCTGGGGCGGCTGCGGCGGCTTCGGGGCGTTGGCGTAGGCCGACAGGTCCCAGCGCCGCGCGCTGTTGTCGGCGGTGGTGGTCTTGTCCGCGGCCTGGGTCGTGGCCGTGATGGCGTCGACGAACTTCGCGTCGAGCGCCTCCTGCGCCGTGAACCACGTCTCGGCATCCATCCAGGCGGTGACCTGGTCGAGGCTGGCGCCGGTCTTGCGCGTGTAGTCGTTGGCGATCTGGCCGTCGACCTTGTCGAGCAGGTCGGCCGAGGTGCGCAGCTCGGCCGCGTTGCCCCAGGCCCAGGTCCACGCGTGGTGGACCATGAACATCCCGCTGTCGGCGATCTGCACCGCGCTGCAGGCCAGGGCCACGCGGGTGGCGGACGACGCGGCCAGGCCGTCGATGTGGGCGGTCACGGTGCCATCGTGCGCAGCGATGGCGCTGGCCATGGCGACCGCCTCGAACACGTCACCGCCGGGAGAGTTGATGCGCAGCGCGACATCACGGCCACGCACCGCGGCCAGGGCCTTCGACAGCTCCGCGGCATTGGCGCCCCAGTAGCTGTCGATCACGTCGTAGAGGTAGACCGTGGCCGGGCCGTCGCCGCTGGCGTCGAGGCGGATGGCGGGGGCGGCGGTCTCGCGCGCGTTGGCGCGCATCAGCTGCAGCAGGCGCTTGCTCATGGGGTGGGCTTGGTGGTGGTCGTGGTGGTGGTCCCGCGCTGGGCGCGGAACGGCTGGTCGTACTCGGCCTCGGGGCGGGGCGGCTGGCCGAGCGCGCGCAGCACGTCATTGACCGAGACCCAGCCATCGCCGGTGCCGGGGCCGCCCAGCGCGGCGCGGTAGTAGTCGGCCTGTGCCTTGGTGTCGCCGGTCAGCAGGCCAGCCGGGTCGAACGCGTAGGCCATGCCGGCGCGCCGGTAGAGCTTGCGGTTGATCTCCTGCGCCCAACGGACGGCATGAGGCATCACCGAGAAGCGCAGCCAGCCGAGGGTGATCTGCTCGATGCCGGTGCCCCAGGCGCTGGCCTTCTCGCTGTCGCCCAGGATGATGGGCGGCACGCCGATGGCGTCGCAGATGCTCTGCTTGTCCATCTTGCGCGCGGCGAGCAGCTCCATGTCGACAGGGTCGATGGACAGCTCGCGTGCGTCAGCACCCTCGGCCAGCACCAGCGGCAGACGACGGCCCTCGCCGCCACCGTAGACGCTGACGAACGACTCGCGGATGTCGTTCTTCTGCTCCTTGGTGAGCTTGTTCGGGAACTTCAGGGCGAGCTGCGGCATGGCGCCTTCGCCGATCGTCTTGCCCATGTAGCGCGCGGCCGCCAGGCTGTTGCCGATGGCGTTGCGGGCCGCGTGCCGGATGGCCGACATGCTGCGCACGCCGTCGAAGCCGAAGCCCGAGAACTGCAGCATGTCGTCCTGGTCGACGCCCCAGACGCGGCCAGTCTCGGGATCGATGCAGCTGTAGACCAGCCGGCCATCCACCAGGCGCCAGCTGACGTGATCCGGGTGATGGATGCGCAGGCCCACGGCCTCAGGGCCGCGGCGCAGGATCTCGGTGCACTGGTCGCCGCGCAGCATCACGCAGCGGACGATCCACTCGCGCCAGCTCGCGGCGGTCCAGCGATCGGCCGGGCTTTCGTTGAGCTTCCACCACATGGCCGGGCGCGTGGCAGCGGGCAGGCGGTCGCCGTTCTCGGCCTCGGTGTAGAGCCGCAGCGGCATCTGAGAGACCACGCCGCCCAGCTTGGTGAGGCAGGCGAACACGGTCTCGACCTGGGTCGCGGTGGTGTCGGTGACGGGCACGCCCGCGTAGCCGCTCATGTCGCCGAACAGGCCCATCCGCATGGCCTCGGTCATGGTCAGGCTGCCGTTCGGGTGGCTGTCGGTCGTGGTCGCGGCGTGGATGGGGGCGAAGTCCTGCAGGCTCATGGCCTGGGCCTGGGCCTGGGCCCGGGGGGCAGAGTCTGCCGCAGCGGGGGGCAGCGTCGGGGCCTGCACGGGCGCGAGCGCCTGGCGGCCGAGGATGCGGTCGAGTAGGCTCATGATGATCAGTAGGAGCCGAGGTCGACGACGGCTTCGTCGTGGGTGTCGTCATCCTGGACGCCCACCATCGCCCGCCCCACAGCCAGGATGCACGCGACCGCCGCGTCGATTTTGTTCTCGGCCTTGGCTTTGCGCGGGAACAGGTTTTCGTTTCTGTCGGGCACGCACTCGACGTTGGCGAACTGCCAGGTGACGCACTGGTCCCCGACGTAGTGGAACCGGCCGGCGTCCACCAGTGCCTGGATGAGCTTCATCGGCTCACTCAGATTCCGGGTGGTCATGGGCACGTCGATGACTGTCAGGCCATCAGATTGCAGGTTGGGCGCGATCTCGCGGCTTCCCCAGGCGTCCAGGCTGACGCTGTTGATGACGTGCAGCTCAGCATCGCGCAGGATGTCGTCCTGGACAGCACCGAGGTCGATCATGTTTCCAGGCGTCTGCACAAGGTGCCCGGCGTTCACCCAGGCCTGATAGTGGCCGTTCTCCTCGGCCTCGGCACGAGCCTGAGGCAGCCAGCACTTGAAGAAGGCGTAGTAGTGCCACACGCCGTCGACCTGGCGGCGGAACACCTTGCACTTCGCCGCGATGTCCTGCTTGGACGCCAGGTCGGCTGCGATGAATGCGTCCTCGCCGCGGAATTCCTCTTCGGTGAGGTTCGGGTCAGCGCAGGCCTGGAGCGATTCGAGGTTCAGCCAAGGGTTCGCAGCGCCCACCCAGACATCCAGGTGCTTGGTCTTGTAGACGTTCTGGACCCGCTTGTCCGTGCGTGCGGTTCGCAACTGCGCCTCGACGAACTCGGACCGCAGGCTAACGCCGAAATTCGGGTTTGCCTTCTTGGCCGCTTCAATGGTGCGCCAGTCGTCGTCGCGGTCGATGCCGTAGACGATGCCGAACTGGCTCTCGTCGTCGATGACGCCTTCCAGGATCTGCTCCAGGCGCTTCTGGTGCAGGTAGGCCGGGCCGCCGATATTGGTGCCGGCGGTGGTGATCACCAGCAGCAGCGGCTGGCTACGGGCGCCCATGCCCGTGTCCATGGTGTCGTACAGCTCGGGGCTGGTGTGCTCGTGGTACTCGTCGACGATGGCGCAGGACGGGGATGCACCGTCGCCCGGCTTGCCGATCAGCGGCTCGAACTTGCCTTCGCTTGGCGTGCTGATCTTGCTGGTGGACGTGGTGACACCGTAGGTCCGACGGAAGTCGCTCGAGCGGCGCGACATGAGCAGCGCAGGCTTGAACACCTCCAGTGCCTGGGCACGCGAGGTGGCGCCGCTGTAGACCTCGGCGCCGTACTCACGGTCCAGCGTGAGCATGTAGAGACCGACCGCAGCAGCCAATGCGGACTTGCCGTTCTTCCGCGGGACGTAGACCGACGCTTTCCGGAAACGACGCTTCCCCGTCGCCTTGACGATCCAGCCGAACACCGTCGACAGGATGAACACCTGCCAGGGCTCCAGATGCAGCCGCTCGCCACGCGCAGCCCAGTCGCCCTTGGTGTGCGGCATGAGCTCCGCGAACGCACAGATGCGCTGCGCGGGGCGGTAGGCTCGGCCGGTAACCGTGTCGATCAGCTCCGGATTCCAGGCGTAGGGCCACGCCGGATCGGTCTGCTCGCGCTCGATGTCGCGCAGCTGGCGAGCCGCAGCGAGGCGGACCCACCGGCAGGCGGGGATGCGCTCCTCGACGACGTCGCGGGCGTACTGCAACGCGATGGCTGCGAAGTCGCGCGCGGGGGCGGGGGATGCCTGGGCCATGATCAGATGGCGCTGTGCCCGCCAGTGGGGGCGTGCGGCCGGGCGTCGGCGTCGTCGTCGAACATGTCGCGCTGTGCGCCGAGCTGGACCTGCTTGCGCGACATGGGCGACATGCCGAAATTCTTGAGGTAGGTGTTGACCTGCTCCATCCCCTTGTTCGCGATCACCCAGTGCGGCGAGTAGGTCATGTGGCCGTTCGGTGTGGCGACGGTGACGCCGTCGCCCCCCGTCCACTCACGACCCTCGGCCGCAGCTGCTGCCATGCCAGCGGCGGCCTTGGCCTGGGCCGCCGTGAGCTGCTGTTCGGCCCACTCCCACCGCGCCCAGCACTGGCAGTACAGGGCCAGAGCGGCACGGTCGATCTTGCTGATGAGACCGTAACGCTTGAGCTCAGGGGTGATCCGGCGCCACTCTTTACGGGCACCGGCCAGCAGGAACGCAGGACAGCCCGGGATGTCGACATCGACGACCAGGCGCTCGGCCGCCGCGGTGTCCGGGACATCGCCGACATCGCCGTCGAGGTCCTGCGACAGGTAGTGGATGTTGGCGCCCTGGCTCACAGCGCCTCCCATGCCGACAGCGGAGCCTCATCGGCCTGATCACCCGCCCGCGAGGGGTACCCCCCCCCTCCCGTTTCGACCGCCAGCGAAAATGCGCCTAACCGGACGGTCCGAGGGGCGGCGGCCCCAGCCTTTTCACCCCCCCCTCCCGCCCGGTAGGCGGGGGCCGGGAGGCCGCGGCGGGCCGCATCGGCCTCGCCTGCGGTCTTCCGCGCGTGCTCGGCCGCGCAGATCAGCCAGAGGTTGTCGTCGGCATCCGTGCCGCCAAACGCCTTCGCCAGGCGGTGGTCGACATGGTCACCCGCGTGGATCAGGCCGATGAGCTTGCAGGCCTGACAGATGCCGGCATCGCGCCGGACGATGCGCGCCCTGATGCGGTCCCAGTCGCTGCCGTAGCCGCGCGCGTGGCGGCTGGTCCGGTAGGCGTCACCCCAGCGCCGCACGTGCAGGTGATCCTGGCATCGGCTGCCCGTCGCGGCCAGCGCTCCGCATCCCGGAGCAGTGCACGGGCGGGGCGGTTGGCTGGGCATGGGCAAAAAGAAGGCCCGAGCACCACACGGTGGCTCGGGCCTGAACGCTCACGTCGGGGTGTGACTGTGGCAGCGTGCCTGAAATGTAGCGGATCCTGATAAGTCACACAACTGCCAGCCTACACGGCAGGACGCTAGCTCACCGCCTGAACCACCGCCCGCCGGGCCGCCACCAGACGCGCCCGCACCGTCGATGCCCCACAGCCCAGCTCGGCCGCTGCAGCCTCATCCGTGCGCCTCAGCACGTAGTGCAGGAGCAGCGTCTGCTGCGCCCGGACCGACATCGCCAGCACCGCACGATGGACGGCAGGCCCGCTGCTGGCCGTGCCCCGCACCGTGCGCAGGGTGGGCGTCGTGCCAGGCGAGGGCGGCGACCAGTCCACATGCAGCGGCGACATCGACGAGTAGCCCGCGCGCTCCCCTGATCCCCGCAGCCAGGCCGCCCACTCCATCAGCAGCGCCTCACCTCGGTCGACCCGATCACCCGCCATGGCCTGCACCCTCCTGCTGGCTGGCCTCCAGTGCCGCCACGTCGGCCGGCTCGGGCATCGCCACCAGGGCCTTGCCCCTCAGGATGCCCTGCTGCCCGATGCCCGTCACCAGCTCCCAGATCGCCGGCCAGGGCGTGCCCACCGCCAGCGCACCCTCAGCCGCATAGAACCACCCCGGCCGACCCTCCACCACGCCCCGCTGCCAGCACAGCGCCACGTGGGCCCGGCCGGCCTGCTGCCGCCGCTCGCTGATCAGCGCCTGCACCCCAGGCATCTGCACCGGCAGCCAGGTCCAATCCCGCTTGGTCTGTCCTCTGTCCATCTGTCCACCTCTATGTATGTGAGGGGTAGAGATACCCGTGAGCCCCACAGGCGCGCGTGCCTGCGCCCCTGCATCCGTGCCCGGCCGCGCTCCCCGGTGGACACCTGGACCATCCGGGCCACAGCTCCGCCGAGATCTGGTCTGACAGCTGCTGCTGTAGAGCCAGGGCTCAATGCATCGCACGTGGACACGTGGACAGGTGGACACCGGGCGCGCCCGGACGCGGTTCGATCACATAACGTTCAGCTCATGCCTGCTGACCTTGTCCGCCGCACGCCGCGGCGATCACGGGTCAGAACGGGCAGTCGTCGAGCTCCTGCACTGCAGTGGCCGGCGTGGCCGTGGATCGGCTGGCGCTGAGGCCAGATTCGTCGTCAGCGATGCGCTGGGCGGCCAGGGCCGCCGCGCTCGGCTTCGGGTCACCCTTGGGCCTGCGGTAGACCCACGGGCGGATGCGCTGGCCGTTCTCGCCCAGCTGCGGGCTGCTGCGGCCACGCTCCCAGCCCAGACGCGTCAGCGCGGCGCTGGCCTGTTTCGTGATCTGCCCCGACTGCTTGTCCACGCTGATCCCCAGCGCGTTGAGCAGGTCGCCCAGGCTCACCTCGTTGAGCGTGGCCCCGTTGCGGCCGCCGTGCGGCACCCGCTGGTCCTCGTCGTACAGGTAGCGGCGGATGGCGGATTCGAGGCTGTTCTCGACCGCCCGCTCACCCTGCGCCGAATCGAAGAGCTCGCGCTGCTCAGCCGGTGACGGGTGGAACCGCTGCCCCTCATCCAGGTAGTGCAGGGCCTCCGCGAACAGCTGGTCCCGGTGCTCCAAGAACCAGGCCAAGTCGATCTGCCGCGTCACCGCCAGCGGCCACATCCGGCGGTTGCCCGTCGGGTCCGACAGATAGTGCCGCTCGTTCGTGGTGCCCACGAACACGCACTGCCGGGGATAGTCCCGCGGCCGGCGATCGAACGATGCCCTGAACCGGTCACAAGCCGACGAGATGAACTGCTTGACCTTCGTGACCTCGGCCTTCGTCAGCGCATCCAGCTCGCCCCACTCATAGACCAGCACGCCCTGCAGGTTCTGGTATGAGTCCTTGTCCCCCAGCACCAGGCCGGTGTCGGCGAACCACTGCCAGCCCATGTGCCGGGCCAGCGTGCTCTTGCCCAGCCCCTGCCCACCCTCGAAGATCAGCATGTAGTCGAACTTGCACCCCGGGTCCATCACCCGCGCGCAGATCGCCATGATCACCCAGCGGCCGACCCGGGCCAGATAACGCCCGAGCCGAGCTGCATCCTCCGCCGCCTGCTGGGCCGCCAGCGCGTCACCGTCGTGTGCAGACGCCTGCACCTCGACCCGGCCGTCCGCCAGCTCGTGCAGGCGCGCCATGCGGTCCGCATCGTCCTCGCCGTCCTGCTGCAGGCCCTCGGCCCGGCAGCAGCGGGCCAGCCACAGGCGCAGGCGCTGCGTGCCATCCCAGGTGCCGCGCAGGCGCTCGAAGTGGTCGCGCACCGGGTGGTGCTTGTGGCGCCAGGCCACCATCTGCACCGCCTCCTCCAGCGTCTGGCGGCCCATGCTGGGCAGCCAGTGCTCGCGCGTCAGCCAGTTGCCCATCTCCAGCTCATCGACCTCGGTCCACGGCCCCGCGCGCGTGCCCCAAGGCGTGGGCTTGAGCTTCTCCACCTGGTTCGTGAACTCGTTGAAGGCGATCACGCCCTGAGCCTCAGGGATGCCCGGCAGGACCGTGCCTGACGGCAGCACAGCCCCCTCCAGCGCCGTCACCACGTTGTCGCGCACCGCCAGCGTGACGCCCTTGGCCGTCTGCAGCAGCGCCCGGCGCCAGCTCAGATCCTCCCCATCACTCTCCGCGTCAGCAATGGATCGCGCCGAATTTTTTCCGGCCGTGCGCGCGGCCGCATCCTCCAGCACCAGCGGCCGGGCCCCGTCCAGCATCCCGCGCACCTGCTCGGCCGTCCATCCCTGCGCGATCGCGTCGGCCACGTCCCAGCCGTGAGAGACCGCGCCCGGCGCCGGGATGCGGCACATGCGGACCTTGCAGCCATGCTGAGCCGCCAGC